CTTTGGATTTGTATTTCCAGTCATGTACAAAGCAATTGCGGCTGAAAGAAATGCTCGTGCATATGTTCCTAGCGCTGCTAAAATTTCCTCTGTCATTGTAACCTTTCCGTCCTTATTTAGATCTGTGTTCATTTGATCATCTCCAATTTTGAGCGTTTTGCCCAGAATTTTGAGGGTATTTCCCCCAATACTATTATTCTACCACTAAGCTGAAATATCTACAATCTCACAATTGCCGTCTGACGTACAGGCAAGAGTCTGTGTTCCAGATGTTCCGTCTTCTGTTTCGTAGAAAGATAAGTCTTCCCAACGAATACTCTTTGGCATTTTGCCAAGCAAGTCGAGGTACTCTTCTTTTGAAACTTCTTGGTAAGGTGCTTGCTTATATGAGTGATCTGAGTGTGGCAAGAATGAGATTCCAGAAACCTCATCAAAGTGCCTTCCATCCACTCATCTTCTTTTACAGACACTGTAATTGATGGCTTATGTTCACACCATGCACGCTGATATACAAGCCATGTATTTAAATGATCAATTGCTGTTAAGTCATTTCTTACAATTGCACCTTGTGGTGCTTTGACTGGAAATGAAAATACATATGTATCATTTGGCTTCATTACATCATCTTCTACTGGAATTCCTACTTCCTTCAAAAATGTTGAGATTGGATCCTTTTTGTCACCACGAACTGTGCGAATATAATATTCTGAGTGCCATGGATGCATTCCTGAAGAAACTCCTACAAGCTGTGATACTGTTCCTGAAGGCTTAACACATGTAATAGCTGCAGACTCCTGAATTCCAATTCTTGCTGCTTCTTCTGAATTAGTTGTTCTTGCATATTCACGAAGACCGTTTAATACATCTTCTAGCTTCTTAAGATTTTCTTTACCAGAAAAGAACTTGTGTCCAAATTGTCCTGTAAGAGAAACTCCTAGTAGTCTTTCTTCCTCTGTATTATCCTTCCAGATTTTACGCAAATATTTAAAGTCTGTTAATGTAGACTGCCATGTGCCAAGAATCGTTGCCAGACGGACTTTATTTGCAACATCTTCAACTGTATCCTTTTCACGTAGTACGACTTCTGAAAGATTACAAAACTGGTAAGGACGTAAAATAATTTCGGAACATGGGTTTGTTCCGTAATGTATTTCTGGATCTCTGCGTCCATACTTTGCCGCTTGCTTTTGCGCTGCTGCAACATTATAAATTCCACGTTCGCCTGACTTTGAGTCATAAAGTGATTTCCATTCTGCAATAAACTGCTCCATTTCTGGCTTACGTGAGTAAGCAACAGAGTTATTCGAAAGAGCACGTTGTGAGTTATTCTCCCACCAGTTACCTGACTTTGCTTGTGCCATTTCAATATCATTAATATTTGAAAGAGAAATCATTGCTGAGCGGCGAACACCACCAACAACTACAATCTCTCCAATCTTACACATAATATCGTGTGCTTCAATTGGCTTTAGTTGACGACCAACGGCTCCCTTAAATTTTGCAATAGTAAAATCAAAAAGATTGATAAGTGGTTGTGGTCCAGATGAGCGACCACCCATTGTCTTAAGACGAGCACCAGCTGGGCGTAATTTGCTTACATCAATTGCTGGAATCTGACCAGACCATAAAAGAGCAAGTAGTTCACGATATGCTTTTGCCCAACCCTGCTTTGAGTCTTCAACTGTAATTACTGTAGACGACTTCTCAAATGATTCTGGGACTGCAGGAAGTTTATTAACATACTTATACTCAACAGAAAAACCAACACCTGTTCCACACATCAAAATATACATAGTCTCATCAAATGATCTTGGCGAATCAACTGGAACAAATGAGCAGTTATATCCTGCAACATGATCTCTATCCAATGCGGCACCTGCAGTCATAACAGATCTCATTGATGGCATCACATTACGATTAAACACAGCATCTTTAACTTCTTCTAATGTCTTTCTGTCTGGAGTATAGTTATGCTCTTTAAGAAGGTGACCTAGCATAAAGTCAAAATATCTATCTACTGTCTCACCCCATGTTTCACGACGATTTTCTTCTGACATCCATCTTGCATAGCGAGACAATGCGATAAAGTTTTCATATGGGTTTTCAATAGTTCTTGACATTTTTTAGTGACACCTTTTCTTCCGCCTTACGGATTAATTTAAAATTGAATGAGGTCTAAGTGTATCAAACTTTATTTTAGTGGGGAAGGGGTTATGCAAACTTTTTAAAAATATGTTCAAAAGCTTTATTGGTCAACTGATCCCAACTATATTCTTCGTGTATTCTAGTCGACTGGGCATAATAATAACCAGAGTATGCTTTAAAATTTAAAGACACATCTCTCATCAATTCCGCCAAATGCTTTTGATTTGGTTCAAAAACTTTACCATCATGGAATGACCATGGAGAATCAATTATCTCTGATTTTAACTTTAGGGGGCCGATAAAGTTTTCATAATGACACCAATCATAAGTAGATATAACTGGCATTCCAGTAGCAAGTGCTTGTAGTGGTATAAATCCAAAACCTTCACCGTAACTAGGATAAATTAATACATCATGCTGATGATACAAATCAACTAATTGTTGTTCGGTATACTTTTCTGTAATTATATTAATATTATTATATATCTCATTAGGTAAACCAACTATATTTCTATCTATATAATTATTATATATTCTAGTAGTATTATTATTATATGCCTTAATAGTTAAAGAGTATTTATGGTTATTTCCAAAAAGGGAAGTAAAAGTATCAACTACCATCTGTCCCGCTTTTCTTGGAGCTGGTTCTCCAACATGAAGGAATCTAATGACTCCATCATCTTTTCTTTTTAGCGGTCTCCATATAGGATCGATTCCATGTGGATAAACTTTTACATTAGGTATTCCATTATTTTCAAACACGCTCTTGCACCAATTAGATGTTGTCCACACTTCATCGCATGCTAGCATTATTGGCTTCCATTCAGATGGAATCTCTGTGGATTCCCATGGAGTATAACTAATTTGATATTGATCATTATTAAACTTAAAATAAACAGGCTGAGAAAAATTTAATTGTACTGGAGCATCAGGATTATTAATATTAACATTATGTCCTAATCTTTTTAATGATTCCATGATTTTTAAGCTTGCATGACCATAGACAATGTTAAGATTATAGTTCGTTATCTCTAAAGGAGGAAATGCCAATGGAGAATATAAAGCAAAAGCTAAGCGATTTTGCTCACAGTACGACTGTAATAGTAATGATAACATTATTTCTATTTACAAACAATACCGTGGTACCCGCTCAAGCTTTAAAAGTAGAACCAAAGACAGAAGTACAACTTAAGCAAGAAACCTTAGAGAAGTACAGCAATACTGTTTACAAGCCTTCGGAAAAGCTTTCAGACATTGAATTGAAAGAACTACTGGCAGCAGTAGGTTTTGAAGGAAAAGCCCTTAGAACGGCTTGGGCCATTGCAAAGAGGGAGTCCAGCGGACGACCACTAGCATATAATGGTAACAGGAAAACTGGAGACAGTTCCTATGGAATTTTTCAGATCAACATGTTGGGAGACCTTGGTGTTGTTCGTAAAGAAAAATTTGACCTGAGATCAAATGTACTATTATTTGATCCAGTAATAAACGCAGAGATAACGTATTACATGACCAAGGGCGGCACTAATTGGTCAGCTTGGAAGGGTTTAACCCCAAAAGCAAAGGAATTTTATTTGAAATTCCCAACTACTCAGAAGTAGGAGAAAATGCGTAGGATACAGTATGTATCTAAATACATAGCACTTTCTGAAGAGGGCCTTGTACCTAGACTGGCTTGTCCACTAGATCAAGGCCTTCTTCTTCCTAATCAAAACGATCAGGATGAGATATACTTATATTGCCTTTCCTGCGAATACAAGAAGTTTATAGGATTTGGCTTTTACGATGAAATTATTAAAGCGGTAAAGAAAGCTGATAAAAATGTCATGTGATAAAGACTGTCAATGCAACAGCACCCCCATTATTCCTATTGATAATATGGGGCGGGAAAAATTTTGGGAAGACTTAGGTAGACCAGATGACAAATGAAGAAAGATCCTCAGATTTAGAAGATAACCTACCAATGGTCAATTACATTATGCTTCATCGCATATATGACCTTTTGACAATTATTGCAAATAAGCTAGTTGGGCCAGATGATACATCTAAGATGGTTTCATATCATGAGGAAGGGTACCTTCTTGGACCCGCCCCATCATACTCTGCTCCAACTGAAGATGATGGGCAGCAAACTTTATTTTAAAAACAGTTGACTTAAAATAAAACCTATTTTACAATTGAATTGTACGTGGTTGTAGCATCCCACATGTTCCCATGTACATATATCGCAAGATATGAGAACCCAATCGGATCCGCCTCTGATTGGGTTTCTTGCTATAATGAGTATATGATAAGACATAGGCTGCAAGCGCTATCTACTTCTACTCCAGCGCAATTAACAATAGATGATGAAGTTCAATCTGCAAATACTTTAGTTGTGCAAAACATAAATGACAATGGATTTATTTATCTAGGGACTTCTTCTGTATCGTCTAGTAATTATGGATATAAGCTATACCCAGGTCAAGGGTTTACAATTGAGCTTTCTTCTTACACAAGAGTGTATGCGGTATCATCTGGATCAGGAATGTCGGCGGCAGTAATGGTGATAGAACGTGCCATTTAACACAGTAGGAATTGGTCCTATACCAGATGCACCTCCAGTTCATTGGAGTCCAACATTTCAAGCAACTGGTTTAACATTTACTGGAACAAACTCAACATATCCGACAGCCAACTCTGTATATGCAAAATCAGGATACGTGGTTACTTTTTGGATACAGATAGATTTAAGCACAGTTACTAACTTTGGCACTGGACAACTAAAAGTTAATCTTCCTTATCCTCCACATGCTGGAGTAATGAATCACTTCCCAGGATGGGTTTGGTACGATCCATCTCTTGGAGATCCAGACTTAGCAAATCATATTATACTTAATGTAGACCATGCTCCAGGTTCACAGACATTAGATTTACATTGGCTTGGCGGAGATACTCCTACACCTAAACCAGTTAGAGAATATCAATTAACATCTACTAGCCCATACACATTAACTACGGCTTCTAAGATATACATTAACGGAACTTATTTTACTGATATTCTGTAACTAGTGTAAAAAAGTGCGAAAAAAGTGCTTCGGCGAGAGAAGACCCCATTTTCAACTTTACCCATTTCCTAGAAATAACCCATATAAGCCTCTAGGAGGCCTTCTAAGCCCCTAACAGGGCAATTTGCTACCTTCGGTATATCTTAGCCCTTAAAAGGGAGGGAGATAAAAAACTATCCCTCTTTGCCATTATATAAAGCAACAGAATCCATAAGGGTAACTTGTCTATTTGTAACATAGCCACCAGATTTTTCTAATTGCTCCAAGGCTGTTGGTTCATCTTTAGCAAGGATTTGAATTAACATCTCTACTTTATATGTGTAACAAGTGGTGTCTTCTGCTGTTCCCGCTTTTTTTGTCATTATTTATATTCCAGTCAACTAGTTTTCAAGTCTTTAATTATTCTTGAAAGTCTTGCACATTCATCGTGTTTCCAATCAATGTCACATTTTCCATTTTCTACATTATCACATTTGCTTAACTCTATATCAAGGTAATCTATGAACCATTGCATTGCCGCCGTTGCTTGATCAATATCAGAGCTATAATACGTTTTCGTAGAATATTTTCTGTCATTGATCCGTCTTGCTATTTGATCTATATAAAGCTTTCTCATAATTCCCCCTATATATTCTAGTTGACTAGGATTTTTAATGTTAATATAATATTTTTTTTAATACTTCATCTGGAAATTAGATTTTTAGCAAACCCCCCCTACCCCCCTTTTTTTAACTTAAAGGAAAGTAGAGAAAGTTCACAAAGATCGATATGCAATACATCTGGCATATTGAGTTCTCAGTGTAACCCCCGAAACCTTTCCAATTGTAACATGATAGATTTTTACAGGTCAATAGCTTTTGCATTTTATGAAATGTTAATAGGATTTTATTTTGTATGATACATACTTTAGAAATGTCCGAATTGTCCATATAGTGCTCCCATATATAGGCTCAATGTGACTTAACTCACAGATTAATTTTCATAAATGTCCGACATGTCCGAATTGTCCCCTTGTATTTGTCAGACCCCCTCTATATAGTTATATATATAAGAAGTTGAGAGATACTCAACAAGAAAGGAGATAGTCAAATGACTAACTCACTATTTGGACAAGGCTTTGCTAAGGCAAGCGATTACCCTAAAGGGTTAATGAACGTATGTGTGTGCGGTCAGGTGGTGCTAGCACCTAAGACCATGCATGATGCATGTGAGGTAAAACACACCTACTAAGTAGCGTGTCACCTTGTAATTGTCAGACCTATAACCTAGTATTATCAACATAAGAAACTAACAGAAAGAAGAACAGTAAATGACACTAGAAGAATACAGAGAATACCAACAAGCCCAATACGCTAAACAGCGTGAGGCTAACAAGGCT